CTTGGTGCACACAGTGTTAAAGTCTTTTTGAATAGTTTCAAATCTACCAATAAAGTCAATATCTTGAGGAACAAGACACACTTGAGGAATAATATGTCTATTATTCTTGTTAATATGATCTTCACGTATCATATTTATAAACTCTAAAAATGATGTATTTACTGCTTTAGCAAACGGGCTACTAGGCCATCCTTTATAGTGTTCCATCGATGTCTTACTCTTCCAGCATGAGACTAGCCTATCATACGGGTTTCGGACAAACGCTAATTTGAAATATGAATCATACTTAGACCCCATCCGCTTTTTTAATTTATGTATTTCTTGTAACTTGTTGTGATATGTGTTTTTTGAGAATACAGTTTTAAGTGAACAGTTTGCACATTTTGGGACACGAAATAATATTGCCTTATACTCATCGCTATAATTAGCAAGTGCTCTAATTGTAGGCCTTATTCTCATATTAATATTTAATGGATTAAAAAAAGAACCCACCCCCGAAGGGATGGGTTTGATTTGTGATCCGTTGTGTCGGAATCTTAGAGGTATACGCTCTGGTTACCCGGAGTGAAGGCCTCGCCAAGATTCTTGACAATGACAACGTGGTAGTACAAGTTCGCACCGAAGATATGATCAACAACGCCATAGCGTGTTAACATACCAACGCGAGGTGAGAAGTCGTTAGGACCGATTGTACGTTGTACCATAACAGGGATGTACGGACAGTAGACGATACCAGTATCGTAGAATTCAGGTCCTTTGTAGCCCAATAAGGCATACTCAAGACGAGCACTACGATCAGAGTTTTCGAACTGACCTTCCGTACGCGTGTCACGGTAAACGTTGAAGCGACCGCCAAGGTTACCTACCTTAGCTACACCAACAGGTTGCGTATTGACATTACTGTTAACAGGCATGCCGTTGAATTCAGGGAGCATTTCCATGATAGCGCAAACGCGCGGAGTTGCAACAATAAAGTTTGCAGCACCACGACGGTTACGAACGGCAATTCTGTTAGCTTCGACAATAAGCTTCTGATAGAAGTCGCGATTACGTTCAGCCAACCAACGACCATCTGCACTAGCAGGACTCCATAGTGAGTAGCCCTTAGGATGTCCAGCAGTAAGAGCAACTTGAATCATGCGAACCAACATCTCACGGTCGATTTCAGCCTGGAGCTCATAGCTCATAGCATTCGTCAACTCAGTGTCGATGTCAATACCGTTCATGTTTTTCAAGTCTTGCTCAAGCTCGACGCTCCAACGAGCAGCCAATCTACGAGTACCAGCCTCTACGGCGGTCTTCTCAAAACTTACAACCATTTGAGGGATCTTGGATGTTAGCTCATAGTTGGCAAGCAACTTAGCAACACCTTGGTCAAGACCTAACATCTCAAAGTCGGATGTAGAAGAAGACAGCGCGAGCGAAGAAGTACCAGTGAAGCGAGTGTCAACCAACTGGTATCCGGCTTCTTTTTCTGTGCTAACATGGGTGGCATCACCCGCTTGAGTAGCAGCAGCAAGAGAACCGTCAACACCAGCAGCAGTTGTTGCACCGAGTGCATCATCTTCGTACTTGTATCGCAATGCGAACGCTAAGCCAACCGGTCCACTCATAGGCTGAACACCAACTAATTCGTTAGTGATCAACTCAGGGAATGTACGGCGAATCATCGGAATGAGGATCTTAGGAAGACGTGCGTCGTTAGCAGCATAGTTGTCTCCATCAAAATGATGGGCAGTATTGTCAACGGCACCGCCGAAGACACTAGAACTATTGCCACCAGCAGCGTTTGTAGCCTCGTTCATACACCATGCTTCTTGGTTTTCCAAGAGAATGGCAGTATTCAAACGAGTATGGTCGTCTTCGATTGCGCCTACGTTCTTAGAAGAATAGTCGAGCACAGGGCTCCACTTTTCCATAAGCGCTTTAGCGCGACTCTCATCGATATATGCTTGCGATGGTCTGATTTGTTTCATACGTGTATATAATTCCTTTCTTAGTCGTTTTTGGTAAGGGCCCGGTGGCCCATCAGGTCTCGCGACCTCAAAAAATTAGGTATGGGAAGGTTTAGTACTTACCAAGCTCGTTCATGTAACCGCCGAACGATTTGTCCCCTTCATTATGTTCAGCTGATTCCTCAACAACATTTACTGGTTCGATTACTGAATCGACAGCTCCTTGTGTTTGCTGAATAGCCTCTTCTTTGAGAACTTCTTCATTCTTTGTTGTTTCCTTATCGAACAAATCTAATGTGTACTCAAAATTCTCAGCAATAAACTCTGCGGTCTTATTACCTAGAACTTTTTGTATATATTTTTTCTTATGTTCAGGAAGATTTTCAGATAGAGTACTTAATGTGTTGTCAGCTTTAAGCGTATTAAGCTCAGATAACAACTTAGTATTTTCTACCGAAACCTCATCAAGCTTGTTTGTAGCTTCATCAATGCGTTTCTTACCATCAACAACGGCATCTTTAATTTCGTCTTTCGCTAATGCCATATCAACGGCGAGAATTTTACGAACTTCGGCGAGAACATTTTCTGACCGTTTGTTCTTGACAGCTTCTTCAAGCATGTCTTGTGGAAATTGTTTTTCTAGATAAAGGTCAAGATAGTTACTGACACTTTCAACAAGTCCGTCCTTAAAACAAGAGGCATCTTGGCCGGTCTCACCTTTGTACCGCTCGATAACCATCTTCAACTTCTGCGTATGGTTTGCAGTCACGGCTTCTACAATGCGGTCTAGTTTTTCAGTGTGGTCGGAGTCGATAGTTTCGAGGAGCTGGCCAACTTTGTCAGCGTGCTCTTCATCTTGCTTAGTAAGGGCAGCTTCAACTTGCAGGTCTGCTTTTTCGTTAACTGCAGCGTTAAAGGCTGTTTGGATCTCATCGAGAGCCTCATCCGATAAGATATCCTTAGTTCCTTCTTTTAGTGTTTCTTTAATATCCTTTGCCATGATTAAAAACCTATTTTCTTTGCGGCACCTTCGATACGTGATTTCATCTTATCTTCTAAAGATACCTGTAAATATTTATTAGCTTGAGCATAATTTTTTTCGGTCATATTCTTAATAAACCCCAAAATATCCCGTTCTCGCTTATCGTCGTTTTGTTTCATTATCTCTAAGATTATTTAGGCTTTCCCTTGAAGTTTGCTAATAAAGTCTAATACACTGTTTTTGAGATAATCCTCAACATCCTTCCGTGGAAGCTTTGACAGTGTGTTTTCGAAATCTTCATATAGCTCTTCAAACTTACCGTTCGAATCAATTATGTATTGCTTAGATTCTAAAATACCGTTAACGAAAGCGTTTGGATAAGACGGGTCTGCAACACAATCAACAGCAATAAGCTTCATATCCTGTACGGAATTAGCACCATTCTTACCTTCCATTGGTACCAATTTACCAAGAGCTCTTGATGATACGCCAACTTGAACGTTATCTTTAATAAGAGATTCGAGAATTCTTCCACATGGCGTTGAAAGAACCATTGATTTTCCAATAGCAACATTGCGATCCATATTTAATTCAGTAACAACATGACATGCTCTTTCTAAGTCGACTTCTGCCGATGTAGGATGATTTAGCTCGCCCATAGCGCGCTTATTACCAATAAACTCCTTATTGTACCGCTCTACCTCGCGAGTCATCTCTTGAATGTCATAAACTCTACCGTTTTTGTTTACATCGCCGGCCATCATATACTCGCCAACAATCCACATACGCTTTTCGCTCTTGTCGCCCACATTCTTTTCTTCTACGACATATTCGACGTTATGCGAATGAGGTGTTTCAACTAATAATTTGTGTGCCATCAGTATTAATTATTTATTAAATTCGACTATAATTACTTTATGTTTAACTCGTTTTCAGTCAATACTATAAATTCCATATTCTTCTTTTTCGCGAATTGAGACGCATACTTCCATTTAGCTTGATTTACAGCATATGCAACATGCTCATATATTACCGTGGATTTCTTTTTTCTGTTACTTTTTACTGGTGGTAGCGTTTGCTTATACGGCTTTATTTCAACAAGATATTTCTTAACTTCATTACCCTCCTGTATCGCGATCACATTATCAACGAAATATCTATGAGGTCTATTATCAACAGGGCTTATGTACGGGACAACAACGGTCTCAGATCCCCATTCTAAAACATTAACGTTCTTATCACACCATTGAAAAAACTTTAACTCCCAAGATGAGCGATATTGAGGCTTTTTGACACCAATATATTTGTTAGGATTTACAGGCGCATATACGCCTTGTTTATATTGAGCATACTTGTATTTTTTACGAGACATTATCCGACAAAGAACATTGGCGGCTCAGAGTCACCAAAGCCCGGAGTACCGTTTTGCATAAGATCTTCAAGATCCTTCTTCTCTTCTCTACCTTCACTAAGAAGGTCAGTATCTAGAGACCCTCCTCCAAATAAGCTCATTCCTGAATATTTGCCTCTAACGCGACCAATTGAAATTTTTGATAAAGCTAATGCGTATTGATAAATCCATTGTTCGTGAATCATATCTTCAACTCGCTTTTCAAGATAGCACCCAAATATACCGTAGAATCGTTCATTTCTAGGCTCAGGATACATTCTCAAATATTGAGTATGAGGATTAAATTCAAAAGCCCTTCTTTGTGATAGAAGCTTTTCTCTTGTATCTAGGAATTCCTTAACAGTATACCAACTGATAAGGTCAAATCCGTAATTACCCATCGAATAGCTAAAGTATGTTTGCTGTGCTAATGTTTGTTCTATTGTGAACAAAGTATTAACACCAGATGTGCTTCCTTCCTCGAAATTATATACATCAACAACTTTTCTATAATCATTGACAATAGAGTCAAACGCGCCAAAAGCGAGACCGCTCAATGTAGTTGTCGTAACTACATCCAACTGATCACTAGCAATAGCTGTTGCATCAACATAACTACCATCTACGGTCCAGGGTGTCATGTTAACATTAGGCTCCATCATAAGCCTAACAATTTGTTCATCTGCACCTGATGTTTCAAAAGTAAACGTACCGAGATCTTCACTCGAAGTATGTACAACGTTATACTCAGCAAAGCTGCCAGTAGTACTCCCCGGCGCGCCAGAAACGTGCTGAACAGTTAGAAGTACTTTACGAACGGAAGAATGTTTCGTGACAGGATCTCTCATCTGAATAACGAACTCAGTGGGATCTAATACACTATCAGCGACATTAATATTATATATTTCTTGAGCGCCCGAGCCTGCAGTGAGAGATGTTGTGACCGATCTCGGATTGGATGCATCGACATTTAATTTAACTGATGTATACGTCGCGCTTAAATCAGGCGTTATAGAAAACAGTTTATCTAAACGAATTCCTTTACCCTTTTCGTATAGTTGAGAATCAAAAATGAGATATTCAGTAGAGTATCCGGCATACTTTGTGAAAAATTCTACCGCGATAGTAATATTTTCATATAATTGATTTTTGTGTATTTCTAGATTTATCATCGGATAGCCAAGAGACCAGCTAATCCTATCCGCTAGACGATCATACGCTGATACTTTCGAATTTAACGTCGTACCATAAAAGTGAGATCCTGCTCTTACTGCTTCGAGTGCCATTTCAAATATTTATTCAAAATTGATTGTACATATGTCGGAATGTTTCTCTTTAATTTGCAATAATCTATCGATATTCGGGACTTTATCCCATACATCACTAGATGTTTGTTTAATATCAGATTTTACAAATATATTCTCAGCGTAATCTTTAACTAACGTGTCTTTATATATTTGGCAAAATTCACAAATATCATATAGATTCTGTCTACGTTGATCCTCATCATCACAGTATAGGTCTTCATATGCGTAAATCTTACCGTAAGAGCCAATTTTACACATCTCATTATATACTCTTGTTGTATCCCTGTGCGCACCTTTTATATGTCTAATAAGCACCCGCGGGTCAATATTAGTGCTGCAAATTTTAGATTCATAATTTGCTCTGGATGATTTGTAATTATGATACCCGCCTTGTATTAACTGCCATACACCAGTTTGCTTGGCTAAATGCATTGACAGGATGGATGCCCAAATGTCTCTTCTATATAAAAATAAAATCGCAGCATTGTGGCGCTTAGCGGCCCGTAATATACCGAGCGTTATTTTAGTTTGAGTTCCGTTAATGATATGTTTTATACCATCTTTTAGCTTAAAGAATTTTGACCAAAAATCTGTAATATATTCATTACTGTAGTCTGAGAAATCTAGCGTACCGTGCGGAGTATAATCAACTCCGTTAAATAAATGCTGATAACCGTTATATTGCGATATATTAACTCGCGATTTTAATCTGGCTGGCTCTCTCCACATGTCCAATCCAGACTTAGAAAAAATCTCACCTAGCGAAGTAGTACCAGATCTAGCCATACCTATTATTAAGAACTTTTTACTGGCCACTAATAGTATTTATTGATTTTTATATATACAGGCATAATTACTGATATATGAGTGAGGAAATTGATCAAAAAATTGAACAAGTAACGGAAAAGCTGCTTAGATTTCGTGAAAAGCATACAGCGGCTGTTGAGAAGGTGGCAGAGCGCGAACAGCGATTAAAGCTCCAAGTATGGAGAGATCGAGCAGATAAATGGGAAAGTAAAGTGGCGCGTTGTGAACATCAACTGAGAAGGTTGGAAATGAGAAAATCTAAGCAAAACAATAAAGATTAAGCGCTTTGATATGCAGCGCGCGCTTTAACCCATTCCTCACGATCGTCGCACCATTCAACGACAACTTTATCAGGCAGTGTTGCAGTCACTACACCTTCTACCGTCGCGACTTTTGTGATATTAATAAAATATACTTTTTCAT